CGAGAAACAACTTTCCCGCTATTCATTCGCGGTACGGTGCTGGAGAGCGGCGGGCAGACGGTCGTGACACTGGGAGTAGCGCCGTATCTGTTTGATTCTTCGGGCATCATCCAGTTGCCGTACGGCAACATTGTAGCGTTGAGCGCACTAACCGAGGGCGGGGCAGCATTGAGTGAAGGAGTCGATTACTCAGTCGATGAGATCAACGGCGTGGTTCGGGCGCTTGCGGGCGGCGCAGTAGGAGCAGACGATACCATCCAAATCTCATTCAGCTACGCAGAGAGGGTGATTGCTGAGTCCGGGCAGGAGGGGCCGGGGGCGTAAGCGCGCGAACCGAGGCTGGCGACCTAATACGAGGACAACGGTGGAAAGATGGCAGCGAGTTTTCTGCACGGCGTAGAGATTGTGGAAGTGACGGCGGGGGCGGTGCCGGTCACGGTGGTCAAGTCAGCGGTGATCGGAGTAGTTGGCAGCGCGCCGTCGTGGGCGGTGGAAGCGCCCGCGCAAGCGCCGGACGCGGAGACGCCGACACTAGTCTCATCGGCGTTCGATGCGGCGAAGTTCGGTCCACTGATCCGCGGGTACACGATTCCGTACGCGATTGCGGCGAGCCAGGCGCAAGGGGCAGGCCAGCTGATCGTGGTGAACGTGTTCGATGCGACGGCGCATTTCAGCACGATTGCCTCGACTGCGTTTACGTTTCCGGCCAGTGGACCACAAGTGGTGAACCTCGAGCACATGGGCGTCGCGAACGTGGTAGTGAAGAACGCGGCAGAAACAGTCACCTACGTTCTGGATACTGACTACGAGCTGGACGCGGTGAACGGTCTGGTTCACGCGAAGGCGGGGGGCGGGATCACGATCGGAGAGTCGGTGAAGATTGCGTTCAACTACGCGGATCCAAGCCAGGTCACCGACGCCGACATAATCGGCACGGTAAGCGGCAACTCGTTTACCGGGATTCAGGCCCTGCAGACTGCGTATAGCAAGTTCGGGTTTTTCCCAAAGATTCTGATCGCACCGGGCTACTCGCAGAATGCGGGCGTGGCGCAGGCGCTCACATCGATGGCCGACAAGTTACGCGCGATCGCGCTGGTCGATTCCGGCCCGAGTATCGCGCCGGCCGAGGCGATCGCAAACCGGGCTGATACCGGCGACTCATTCGGCACCTCGAGCAAGCGCGTGGTGCTTTGTTACCCGCAGGAAAAGTTCTTTGACACCGGAATCATCGCCACCGGCGTATCGGTCAGTTCGACGGGTGTGGCGGTGGTGCAGAGAGCCAACGCGGATGCAGTGTCAGCCTACTCGCAGTGGGTCGCGGGCGCGATGGCGGCGAAGGATCTGGAGCGCGGCTACTGGTGGTCGCCGTCGAACACGGAACTGCGCGGGGTGCTAGGCCCCGACGTCGCATTGTACGCGTCAGTGGTGGATGCGGGTTCCGATGTGAACGAACTGAACGCACAGGGGATCGTGACGGTGTTCAATGCGTTCGGCACCGGGCTGCGAGTATGGGGCAACCGGTCGGCAGCGTATCCGAGTTCGACGACGCCGGACAATTTCATCAGCGTGCGGCGCACGATGGACGTGATCGAGGAGTCAGTACAACTATCGATGCTGCAGTTCATCGATCAGCCGATAACCAATGCGCTGATTGCGGCGATTCTGGCGAACGTAAACTCATTCATCCGCACGCTCATCCAGCGCGGTGCGCTAGTGGGCGGGACGGGGAGCTTCGACCCGGCGAAGAATCCACCCAGCGAGATCGCGGCGGGGCATCTGGTGTTCGACGTGGAGGTGATGCCGCCGCCCCCGGCGGAGCGGATCACTTTCAACGTCTTCATCGACACCGGTCTGCTGCGCGAGCTCGGGGCGGTGAGTCCGTTGAGCGCAGCAGCGTAGAGAGGCCAAGGAATGAATATCGAGATCAACTCACTGAGTAACGCAAATGTGTACATCGACGGAGTCGGCCTTCTGGGGCGCGCGGAAGAAGTTGAAATAGCACATCCGCGTCACAAGATGATCGACTACAAGGGGCTCGGGATGGCCGGCACCGCGGAGCTGTGGGCCGGCGTTGAGAAGCTCGAGTCACGAATCAAATGGACGTCGTTTGATGCGGCGACGCTGAAGCTGTCGGTGAGCCCGTTCAAGACGCATTCGTTCCAGGTGCGCGGCAACCTCGAACAATACACGAGCCAGGGGCGGAGCGCCGAGCTGCCAGTGGTGTACCTGATGACGGGCATATTCAAGGATGCGGGCAGCTCGAACTTCAAGCATCACCAGATGGTGGAGACGACGTCGGTGGTGAGCGTGTACCACGCGGAGCTGTTCGTGGCGGGGGTGCAGATTTACCTGTACGACGTGTTCGCGAACATTTACGTGGTGGGCGGCGAAGATCAGCTCTCGCAGTTCAAGAGCAACCTGGGCGGATAAGGATCGATCGAAGGAGTGCGAGGTAGGGGCGATGGACGAGGAACTTCGAATCAACGGGGTGCGCGTGGATGCGCAACAGGGGTGCGGCGGAGAGATGCGAGAAGTGGTGCTCGCGTCGGGCAAGGTCGCGCAAGTGCGCAAAGGTTACGGGCGCGACTTGATGCGTGCGCAGCGCGCGGCGGCGAGCGGTGATCCCACGGCGGTGATGTTCGCGCTGATCGCGGAGCTGGCGGAAGTAGAAGGGCGGCGGCTGGTGTACGAGGACGTACTGGAGATGGACCTGGCGGACGTGCTCACGCTGCAGGCGGAGGTGGTGGGCGAAAATTTTCAGGGCCCTCCGCCGCCGGCTTCGCCGGGCTCGTCCGCTTCGGCTTCAGAGCGGGCGAGCTAGAGGCGATGGATTTCGCGACGCTCAAGTACTGGACCGACGCGGTCGCGCAGTACGAGGGCGGCACGGCGGAGGTCGCGCGCCGGGACCCACAGTCGGGGCCGGAAGGCGAAAGCAGCGAATCATGAGCAGTGCCGAGTTGACGGCTTTGAAAGCAGACGAGCGGATTCACGAGGTGCGCGGCATGTGGCGCATGGAACGGACCGGGGAAGGGCGCTACCGCCCGCGGGTGTATCTGATCGCGGACGGGAACGCAGTGATCGCAGAGGCAGCGCTGGACTTCCCGACGCTCGATGCCGGCCGGATGCTCGCTGCGACCATCACCAATCTGATCCATCAGCAGCCGGCGGAAATTCTGAGGCCGGCGTAGGAAAGCGCGGGGAGGCGGAGAAAGTTGTGGAAACGAGTGTGCGGTTGTTTGTCGGCAACCTGAGCTTCCAAGTGAGCGACGAAATGCTGGGCGAGGCGTTCGCGCGGGTGGGCGAAGTAGCGCGCGCGGAAGTAGTGCGTGACAAGCTCGACGGGCGCTCGCGCGGCTTCGGTTTCGTCGAGATGGCATGCGCGGAAGATGCGGATGCGGCAATGCGGGTGCTCAACGGAACGGAAATCAACGGCCGCCCGATCAGAGTAGAAGTGGCGACGTCGCGGCGCGATTCGGTGCGGCCGGGTGAGCGCGCACACGACTAGCGCGAGCCACTCGATGGAGAACGTATTCAAGGATCGACGCATGGTGGATGTGAGGCTGATGGCGGTCGCGCGGGCGCACGCCGCGCTGCAGGGATTGGCAGGTGCGGATAAGAAGATCGAGGCTGCGAGCGCCGGGTCGCGGCGGCTCCGCGAGCTCGCGACTGCGTCGGAGGCGACGATCGGGAGGAGACGTTACCTTTCGGGTGCAGAATCGAAAGCGAAGCCGTTTGCCCGCCGGAGCGCGATGACGGTGAGCGCGTTCAGGCGGATTGAGGCGCGCGCAGGGGAGTCTCGGCAGGCACTTTCCAGGCTCTGGCAAGTAGGAAGGGCGAGAGAGGAGACCGCGGCAAGGGGGACCTACGCGGCCCATTCCGGGGGGAAGGAAGCCGCGGGAACGGACCGTTATGCCCATTTCGATTCTATCACAGAAGGACAGAAGCTCTGGACGCCAATAGGTAGATCACTAGCAGGTGCAGACGGTGCAGCGTTGATCGCAGGACGGCGACGTGCGGCGGTCGCTAGAGGAGGCCACAGTCCGAGCAATACCCATACCGGCACGGGAATATCCAGTTCCGTCGCCGGCGTTACGGTTCAAAGGTGGCACGATGCGCTTGGGGGGGCGGCGAGCGGAGAAGCCAGGTTCGGCACACCGGTGGCGTTGACGCGCGGATTTGGGAGCGGCTCGCCGGAAGTGTCGCGACGGCAGGGCGAGCGGTTGCGCGCGCTGGCTCCGGCTGAGTTCCGAGGGCGGCATGCGCATCCGCCGTCAACTGGTTCGCGTGCGTTGTCGGTCACGGTGAATTCATCGCCGACGGTCGTGATCCAACGAGGCGAACTCGCGAGTGACGAACTGGAGCGGCGGGTCGTCGATGCGCTGCGGACGCATCGCGAGGAATTGTACGCGGAGTGGGAGCGCGAGATCGCGCGACGGCGGCGGATGGACTTCGAGAGAGCCTGACGAATGTTCGCGTTACTGGGAGAAATTCCGTTTCGAGTGATCGGGTCTCCCGAGTCGATCGAGTCAGAGCGCGGCTACGACTACGCGGAACATCGCGTAGTCGGGGCGCGGCCACGTTTGCAGTGGTTGGCGGGAGGTCTGGAGCGGATTGAACTTGAGCTGATGCTGCATCGCTCGTTCACCGATCCGGCGCTGCAGTTCGCGCGGCTGTCCACGGCCGCCGATGCGCATCGGGCGCTGGCGCTGGTATTCGGAAACGGAGAGTTCCGCGGCTACTTCGTAATCGAGTCGATCTCGGCACGCTCGACACAACACGGAGCGGGGGGTGAGCCGATCGCGATGACACTGAGGCTCAGGTTGAAGGAGTGGGCGCCGGAGCGGGGTGCCGCGCGGCGGCCACGTCCAGTTACGCGCCCGCTGGGGATCATCGAGAGGGCGCGAGGGTCGTTGGCAGGCTTGCCGGCGGCGGCGCCGATCGGACTCTCCGAATTTGCACCGGCGCCGACGCCAACCGAGGCGGGGCTGTCGGCGCTACTGCGGCTAATCGGCCGGGGAGGAGTCTCGAGCGCGGCACTGAGACCGGGCGATGTGGCTACAGCGACGATCACGCGAAGCCGGGCGGGATAGTGGCGGCGCCGCGCTTCATCGTTCACGTAAGCAGGAGCGGAGAACGCTGGGACTTGCTGGCCTGGAAGTACTATGGCGATCCCTCCCAATATCGACCGGTGATCATGGCTAATCCCGAGGTAGCGATCGAGCCTGTGTTTGAGGCGGGACTGACTATCGTAGTGCCTATTATCGAGCAGAGTGCGGTTGAGGAAGATGATTTGCCGCCGTGGCGAGAAGAGCGAGTGTCGTGAGCGCAGTAGCATCGTATCCCATCCGTTCGCCGCGCTGGGTGCTGACGTACCTGGGCGAAGACATCAGTGCCGACATTTCGCACATGGTAGTCGCGATCTCGTACCGGGACGCGCTGGGTGACAAATCGGGAGAGATGTCGGTGACGCTCGAGGATCGCGAGCAGCGCTGGCAAGGGCCGTGGCGGCCGAGCGAAGGGGTGGTGGTGAAGCTGATGCTGGGTTACGGGGGCGAGAAGCTGCTCGAGGCGGGCGAATTCCAGGTGGACGAGCTGGAGCTGAGCGGTCCGCCCGACGTGATGCAGATGAGATGTCTGGCCGCATACATCACTCCGGCGCTGCGGACGCGGCAGAGCGTCGGGTACGAGAATCGCACGCTGCTGGACATCGCGGGGCAGATTGCGCTGCGACACGGGTTCGAGTTGATCGGGGCGCCGGTGTTTCCGAACGTACTGTTCAGACGGGTAACGCAGAACCGGGAGACGGACCTTGGCTTCCTGAGGCGCCTTGCGCGTACGCACGACTACGACTTCACGGTGCGGGGACGGCGACTGATCTTCTATTCGCGGCGGGAACTGGAGGGTCGTGCGGCAGTGGCGACGCTGAGGCGGCGCGATGTGGAGAGTTTCAGGTTCAAGGCACGCACTTATCGGACCTATCTTGCAGCGGAAGTCGCGTACCTGAACTCGGAGGTGAAGGGCCTGGTAGCGCACAGTGCGGCGGCGGCAGCGGCGGTCGCGACCGGCGATTCCTACAAGCTGGTGACGCGGGTCGAGGACGCGCAACAGGCGGCGCTGAAGGCGGCAGCGGCGCTGCACGAGATGAACATGGAGCAGACGACGGCCGTGATTGGGTTGCCCGGCGCGACCAAGCTGATCGCGGGCAACAACGTCGAGCTCGCGGGTTTTGGGTCGATGGACGGGAAGTACCTGGTCGAGACTGCGCATCACAGGCTACAGCGGCAGACAGGCTATACAACTGAGATTATGGCACGGCGGATCGAGTAGCAGGTCACGACGGACCGGCGCAAGTCAATGTGAGTAGTCAGGCATGGGTCCCGGTCCGGGGTTCGAGGGCGAGTGGAGGTGTCAAGTGGGTAGTGGTGCAAGCAGCGAACGTGAGCTCTCATTCGTACGCGCCGGAATCGGCGGAACGATCGGACAGAAAACAGTACGGACGCACTATCGAGTGAGCTGCCGGAACCGGACGGGCGAAGTGGTGTGGGTGGAGGAGGTGGACAACCTGGTGACGACGGCGGGGGTGAACAAACTGCTGGATGCGATGTTCAAGACGGGGCTTACTTCGCCGGCCTGGTATGTCGGGCTGATCAAAGGGGCCAGTGCGCCGACGTTCGCGGTGGGCGATACGATGGCATCGCATTCCGGGTGGACGGAGATTGCGGGAAGTGACGTGAGCCAGGCAAATCGGCAGGCGTGGACGGCGGGAGCGGTGTCCGGCGGGTCGGTGGACAACAGTGCGTCGCAGGCGGTGTACAGCATGCTGACGTCGATCACGCTGCAGGGTCTGTTCATGGCGGACAACAATACGCTGGGAGGGACGAGCGGGACGTTGTACGGCGAGGCGGCGTTCGCGACGTCGCAGGCGGTACAGAACGGTTACACGGTGAACGTGACGGCGACACTGACGATCACCGCAGGATAAGCCGCGAGCCGCGGCTCCCGGTGGCTGGAGAAGGAGGGCACTAGCGATGACGCTCCCGCTGGTCGGGTTGGTGAGTGACAGAAGAGGGCGCATGCAAGGGAAGTGAGTGGGGTGACGGGAGAGGGGTGAGCAGGCAGTGGCGATAGCGTTCGTACAGCAAGCGACCAAGGCGCAGAAGAGCGTCACGGGACTGGCGTTACCAGCGATCACGGTGACGTCGGGGAACGCGCTATTCGTGTTAGTGGGTATCAACTCGGCGGCAGTG